CTATGTTAAAATATGACACTCCGTATCCCCCTTTGCCTTATCATTAAGTACTCCATCTATGATTTTTAATTCATCTTTATCAAACTTGTGATTTGAAAATATCTTTCTATCTGTAGTACGGCACATCGCCTCAAATATATGTTTTCTCCATTCATCCGTTATCTCAAATAAACAATTCTTTGGATACTTGTCCTTATTTTCTCCACCAACCATAATCAAACATAAGCTGGCTGTAATTGGAAATATGATCTCATCGTTTTGAACAACCTCGCCTTTCATCAGACATTCTTTATTTGAATTCCTTATGTATACTGGATTATCTGATGTTATCAATCTTGACTTATTATCAACACCTATCATAAAAGACATGCCAACCATAGGTCCAATAATTGAACCAAGTATTTCAAATTGGTTATCGCTTATTCCAACAAATTTTTTATTGTTATCTACATACTTCTCATCATTCCTACAATAAGTATCTATAAAGGATAAACACTGAATGCGAACAATATTCTTTAACTGCTCCTCACTTTTATCATTCTTCCACACCTCTTTAGCCACTTTTAATGCCAAGCTCAAAAAAGTCGGAGTTCTGAGTAGTTGTATTGTCATATATCCCATTAAATGTAGCTTCTCGTCACTTGTTAGAAAGCTATTTGTCTTGTAGTTCTCTTTGATAAATGCCTTATTTTTAATATTTGTCCTAAGTTCTGCATACCTGCTTTCTAGTCTACTAAAACGATTCTCCAACCGATTATCATAGACTATTTCACCACTCTTACCCGTAACCTCATACAAATCTTTTTCAATGCAAATCGAATTTACTGGCACTGCTATTTTACTTTGTTTTCTTTCTTCTAAATCATAGTAAAATACACCATAGGTACTCTTTGCTATTTTGTTTTTTTCACTATCTGTTTTCAAGTATTGTGGTGCAAAACCTCTCAGATACACCTGTGGAACATAATGCTGCTTCCTTGTCCTATTAGAACCATTGGGCATATATCACAACTCCTTAAATGATAAAAGCTTGTCTCTGTAATATTCATATTGTTTCTGTCGTGCCTCAATTTCAGCCGGTAATCCAATATTTAAATCAGAACAAATAGTTTCAAAATTATCAAGGACATTAATCATTTTTTTCTGCATATCAATATCGGGTATAGGTATCTCTATAGATTCAATATCAGATTTTGAAATTCTAGGAATACTGGCTTTTCTTATTTTTGAATTAATTATATTCTGATTATTCTTTAATACATGAAATAAATACCTATTATCAAGCTCGTTAGAACAAATGAATGTATAGCAATCGTCCGCTGCCCAAAATTTGAGAGTGTGAATAAAAGTCTGTAAATGTGATCTCCTATGATAATAACTGGGCTGAAGGCTCTGGACAGAGCGGTCAGCCCTTGTTTTATATATAACAGTGTTGTTTTAAGCATGTCAAGAGCAGGCGAAAATTTCCGCCTGTAAAACAAGCTTTAAATTTTTTATTCGGGCAGTCGTCCTTCGTACATGATGCTCAACTCGCCATAAACCTGTCCCCAGTTTCGCAACGGGAGCGTCCATTTCTTAGTTGCTTCAAAAGTGGATAGGTAAAGCGCCTTTAGCAGTGCTGTATCGCTAGGAAATACACTCCGCTGTCGGTTAAGTTTTCTATAGGTCGCATTTAGGCTTTCTATTGCATTTGTGGTATATATAACTTTCCGGACATCAGCAGAGAACTTAAAGATTGGTGAGATGGCATCCCAGTTTTGCTTCCAGCTCTTCATAGAATTCGGATATTTCTCACTCCATTTTGCAGTGACTCGCTCCAATGACTCTACTGCTTTTTCTTCAGTTGGTGCCTGGTAAATAGTTTTTAAATCTGCACAAAACGGTTTTCTATCTTTATCTGCGACGTACTTCATTGTATTTCTGACCTGATGAACGATACAACGTTGATACTCTGTTTTAGGATAGGCTGCAGCAATGGCTTCTTTGATGCCGGTCAGTCCATCTGCACAGACGATCAGGATGTCTTTTACTCCACGATTTTTCAGTCCATTTAAAACAGACAGCCAGTATTTTGCACTTTCGTTTTCACCTATTTCGATTGTCAAAACCTCCTTGTATCCATCCTGATTTATTCCAAGAATGACATAGGCTGCAAGTTTTCGGATGACACCATTATCACGAACAGAATAGTGTATCGCATCAATATAAATCACTGGATAAACCTCGGAAAGAGGACGATTTTGCCAATCTTCAATCTGGGGCATTATCTTATCTGTTACATCCGAAATAAAGCCCTCTGAGGCTTCGAATCCATAAATATCTTCCAATGTATCAGATATTTGACGAGTGGTCATACCTTTTGCATACATTGAAATGATCTTCTGGTCAATATCTGAAATATCCTTTTGACGTTTTTTTACCACTTGTGGTTCAAATGTTGACTTGCGATCCTGTGGAACTTCAATTTCCATACTGCCATAACTGCTATTAACCCTCTTGGTCTTATAGCCATTACGATAATCATCGCTATCTGATCGTTCAGACTTGGAGTATCCTAGATGATCGTCCATTTCTGCTTCCATCATTTCTTTGATAGTACCACCAAGCAGATCTTTCAGCGCATCCTGAATATCCTGTGCGGATTCAATGTCATACTCTTCAAGAAGCTGACGGATAATGTTTCTTTTACCTTCTGTCATTTGTACTTTGTGTACTGGTTTCTTTTCTCTTGCCATAAAATAAGGCCTCCTATGATTTAATATTTTATCATAGAAGACCTCTAAATCCTATTTACAGAAAACTTTTCACAGACTCAATAAAGCAGATATGACTGTTGAAAATACAAGTGCCAGCCAGATTGCACCAGTCAGACAGGATCGGATCCGCAATCCTTGTTAATTTCCAAATAATATGCGCCTGTTTCATCATAAGCCCAGTAATTACAACCAGTATCATCAGATCCCTGATCAGCATTATATGTATATCCTACATCCTTACAAGATGCTATATATGCATCAACCTCGTCAAAAGTTACTGGGTCAACATTGTAATATACATGATCATCACCAACAATTATTGCTTCTACATCAGATTTGAATGCACTCACCATATCTGGTAACTTCTCAGTCAGAACCGATGTATCAACAGCGGATAATCCTTTTTTCTCGGTACTCTCCTCACTGCTCGCTTCCTCAGTTTCAGTATCAGTTTCAGTATCACTCTCACTCTCCGTACTAACGCTTTCACTACTTCCTGAACCAGCATTACTGCTATTACCACCACACCCAACAAGTCCAACACACATAGTTCCAACTACTAAACCTATAAATAATCTCCTTTTCATAAAAATCTCCTCCTCTGAAAATATAAGACTATTATACTATTCGCCTACACGATCATCAACCTGCAAATACTCATAGTCGTCAGGATCGATCCAGCATCTGACGACTTCGTATCTTCTAAGAAATACTCTATCGCCTCTACTTATTTGCTTATATACGCTACTACGAGCTATTCCCAGAAACTTAGCCAAGTGTTCTGATGTCATAATCCCAACACAACTACCAGCATTCTGCTGATCATATACAATATAAGCTGTCATCACAGTATGCCCATCTCTACACACTTACATCACCGTCCTTACTATGATTCGCGTATATACATTCACACCTAAAATTACAAAAAGAGCAAGCAAGCCCTCGCGAAAGAGTCTTGCACCTACCCATCAAAGCTGTCTTGTCTCTATGCAACTGCAAGACCTGCTCCTGTAATTTTCTTATCTCCTCGTCTTTTACGTCTATTTTTACAGTCTTTCTTCGTATATTCATGTTTCTATCGCCTAACCTTTTCTAATAAAATAAATAAAGCGCCAATGTTGTAATCATCAGCGCAAAATCAACTATCACCGCAACAGCCAGCAAAACCGATCTGGCGGTCTCACTCAGTTCCTTCTTCTCCATTTTTGTCATCCTCTTTATCATCATACTCCATAAAATGTCTCAAATCCCCAATGCAAGAATCACACAAATCATACTCAGCTGTTACGAGACCATCTTTATTCATGATATTTATTCCTCTTGTGATTGAGCCGCCATTGAGATACCACTTTGTACTATTTTTCTCATAGAACTTACCACACCTATCACATTTCATTGCCTTTGACATAAATATCATTCCTCCATTTCTATATACTCAAGTGAATCAACTACTTCTTTGCTATAGAACCAATTTGTCCAAGGACTTTCAGACCAGTATTTCTGCGAGTATACGGCACTATTCCATTCCTGTACGTCTTTAATCACTGTGACTCTGGATACTTTCTCATCGGTATCCTGTTCAAGAGCCTCTATCTCTTTTACTATGGAGTCGTATGTTATCTGATTTTGGATGATCGTTTGACTAATCGCACAATGTTCTAGCACTATCATAAAAACTACAATGATAACCGCCATACCTGACAATATTGTAAATAATGCACCTATAGCTTTCATTGTTGTTATATCGGTGTTATATCCAATCACCCATAATATAATCGACACCACTACAATTGCTGTGATAATAATTGCCTCCTTAAAATAATAAATCCTTAGTTTATAAGTTATATGTGTGTTTAGAATGTTTCCCACGGGATTCCAATGGGTGGTTCCCCGTTAGCCACGCTAAAAATAAAAGAAGAATATGATGCTGTTTTCTATCTCAGGCCCATACGTCCGCACATAAGTGTTGATAGATTCCATGCTACTTAAATCTAGATGCATTATTGATCATAACATCATACCAGCTAGAACTGTTTCTTCTTTTCATAATAGGAGTTGTATCATTCGCGTGCCCCCTGCCGATAAGCAGGCAAAGTGTTTCATTGGCAGAAAGAACTACCAATATAAAGGCGCTGTGATTCTCACATATACAGGAATCATTCGCATATACTTCCTATGCTCTGTACCTGCATCTGAGAGCTTCTGCATGAGAGAGTGGTCATTAGAACCAAGTTCAAGCCTATAATAGTCTTGACAATGCGCCCGCGCTGGATCAACCTTGTAACAAGAGCCCTCTTGTTTAATTTTTTCACAGGAACCACAATCATAACCGGAATAACTATCACTCTTCTCCCATGAATTCATAGGATTCCTCATGCCCTCTATCACAAATTCCATCTGCTCTGGACTCGCCAGAACCACGTGCTCTAAATTAATCATTCTTTTCCTCCTTACAATAATGGTATCTAGGTAGATACACTATTTCATCATTTCTATTTGTTACCTGAACCCAATCAATAGGCTCTTTCTCTAACCCTAATTTTCCAGAATACTTAACAAGCTCATCTTTCATTGCAATATTATCTAAGATAGTAGCAATTGCTTTTGCTAGTTCTAAACTTTCGCCTTTCCAATATGCTGCATAAACATCATTATCTTTGTTGTATCCTTCAACTCTATACACGGCTTTCTTTTCATTGTCCGGGAATGTGTAGTTTAAAAATGGATCGTCTAAAAACCTGATGTTTTCTGGATATACCGTGTGTATAGTCCCACCCTCAAGTTCAACAATCGCTGATACTGATATTGTTTGTCTTCCATAAATCGGTGACGTATTGGTATCACACCAGCGATGAAATAATGCCTTTACTTCCTCGTCACCGGCTGTCACATAACAGGGGCGTAAAGGTACCTCGATTTTTAATTCTGACATTTTTCTTTTCCCTCCTTCCCACACATTTGTCGAAGTAATACCTTTTGATATTCGAGTAATTCCAACCCACATACTTTCTCCACGAACAAAACGGGATTTTCTTTGGCGACGTATATGTCTATTAGTTTGTTAACCCTTCCATCTTTTATCTCAACGTCATACCCACTCAACTTAGCTACAATATCACTGGTTGTCTTTTTACCACGAACAGTACATACCGGAACTCCATCTACACAAATAACATTCACTCGTTTACTCATGTATTGCGGGACTCTGTATACTTTTATTTCACTCATCTGAACCCTCCTTTGCCGTGCGTATAATATCTTTAAATGTGTCCAGCATATCCTCTGCTAAAAAGTCGCTGCCGACTATCCTGTGGTCGTACCTTGTTGGGGAAATATCCACCCCTAAAAATACCTGATTGTCTGGATAAATATGTATAAACATTGAACAATTATTTTCTTTCGCCAACCCACACAAGGTTGATAAATTAATATTCTCTGTTTGATCGCCCTCTCCAGACATCTTCCGCTCGATTTTATCAATCCTATCAGCTATCTTCTCAATACCTTTTAGGAGTTTCTTGTCGTACTTATCATGTGTTGTCATATCTAGTCATCCTCCTTATTCGATTCTGTTTTAAGAAATATAGTAGTTCTATAAAATTATTATCAAGTTTTCCATATTCGTGTTCGTCCAACAATATAGCTTTCTTACATTGAGGACAATGTACCCAACGACTAAGCAAGTATCCATTTTCATGATGGATGGAATATATCTGGTCCATGCCAGCCAAAAATACAATTTTACAGTCATTACACCTACAAAATCGTTTGCATCCACTATTACCTACTTCTATCATCGCTTTCGCCTACACCGCCCTTTCTTCTGCAAAACATAATCACCATAATCACATGGACGAATAGCTAGCCCTTTTTGTGTACGAACTTCATACCAAAATGCGTCATACGCCTTCCCTGCTTTTATCCTCATGTCTTTCTCATACATCGCATATATGTCTAAGCTCATGGCGTATCCTCCCTATTTACAATCTTGACCTTATACCCAAGCTTCTCTTCTATCTCCTCAAGGGTCATTTCTTTAGGAGGTCCATATTTGACTATAGTGTCGGTTATGCTATTAGACGGATCCCACAGAATAACATCACCATACCCTACATCAATAGTCATTCGTGGGCATGTATCCAGTTCCGATTGAGTAACCCCCTTAAATTCAAAATCGTTATAAAGTGGTAAAAGAATGTCCTTTAACATCACCTCATGAATGTTGCCGAGGTCGTCTTTCTCCTCATAAACAAGACATAAAAGATATTTAGCACTCCCATACTCCATTTCAACTTTTGTCAAGGTTGCATCCTTCAATTTTCTGTCGTTTACATTGTTCAGTTTCATATTTATCTCCTCCTAAAAAAAAAGAAGAGAATCCTCATTTGAAGACCCTCTTCTAATTTTAAGTTATCTCTGTGCTACATTTTTCCTCTGCGGCGTTATTACAATTTCCTGTTTACTCATTTGGTTTCCTCCTTTAAATGATCATATATCGTCTTACATTTGTTTCTATTCCCGCATCGTATAAGCGTATCACATATTTGTTCATCATTATACAGTGAATGCAAACATGTTATATCTACGTCAGCTTCAAAACCCGGACAATTATTACAATATGGTTCAACATCAAGTGTAATCATTCATCTTCACCTCCTGACATATCGATCACTACACATGCATTCTTCGGATAACACTTAATAACATGCAAAATATCACCAACCACTAGATTTCGTGTTAACCCCAAACTGTTCTCATCCGACAATATAAAAAGATTGTCTATTGGGTTATAGACAATCTCTCTAAGAGGCTTGTCTATGTATTGGTCACGTAGTACAACCTTAGTCCGCAAATCAACTGGAAAATTACACCAAGCATCATATATAGTCCCTAAAGTCCTTACGTTGTTATCCAAACTTTTAAATATAATTACCCTCCTCTCAATGTCGTATAAAATCTGTCCGATTCCTTTCATAAATATCATTCCTCCTTAAAAAAAAAATAAAAAGAAGAGAATCCTCATTTGAAGACCCTCTTCTAATTTTAAGTTATCTCTGTGCTACATTTTTCCACTGTTCATTTATAGTTATCATCCTGTCATCTGCACTCATAAATATCAGTGCCATTCTCATGTATTTAGCACTCTGCTTCATACTTTCAATACCACCTCTAGCTACAAGTTCACTAGACCTCTCTACAAAATGATTACTTATTAATTTTCGTAACATAGTTCATCACTCCTTTCACTATAGAGCATGTAAACTACGCGAAAATTTTAGGAAAATATGCACTTTCAGTACTCACTTGGGAATAGAATCGTCGTGACACTCCTATCCCACTCGGTAATTATCCATATTTTGTCATGCTTTTTGTCTTCAAACACCGCCAAAATACGATTATCGCCATTTTTTACGGCTTCGTCATTCATTTTTGCATCATCTGGGCATGTATTACCCCAGTCACAGGTCTTATACCGCTTGAATGACTCAAGAATAAACTTAATAAAGCCAGGATTGTGCTCCATCTCAGCAGCAACCCCGGCTGTAACTACGACCTGACCAGTCTCAAATTTACCCATTTTTAGCACCTCCCCCATACAAACTTGCTAAGTTCTTTGTATTCGTCGCCATTAAGCAAAAATAAATGTCCGCTGCATATCAAATTATGCCCTCTTGTTGAATATGAACCGTCTATACTGGTCTTCCTACCACAAATAACACAAGTATACAGATCATCGCCGTCGTATCGTCCTACTCTTCCAGTTTCCTTGAACTGAGCTACATTTGCAGCATCAACTTCTTTGTACTTATCTATAGTTTTTATCATGCAGATTCCTCCTCCCATGCTTCATACAAAATATAAATAGAATGTAGTAGTTTATACGCTTTATCAAACACACACGTATCTCCAATATATATTATGTTTTCTACCTTTGGATCAGATAGAAGCTTATTAACGGTTGCCTCTACTTCGCCTCTGCCTCCAGATATAATTTTAAACCGCCTAACCAAATGTCTCTGCATACTTATAGTTCCTCCTCGCTTATAAGTCTAACCTTATAACCAAGTTCTTTCTCTACATCAGCGAGAGTCATTTCTCGTGTTTTTTCTGTTTTTATTATTTTTTCTCTATAATGAAAATCATTACCTGGTATTTTTAATTCACCAAAACCAAGATTTACTCTCCATATATCATTTTCTGAGCAATGCGGACGCCTTATATCAGGACATGATACTATATTCAAAGGCATCTGGTCGATGACATACTCGCACTTATCGCCATCATCAAAACACCTCACATACCTAGCGGTGACTGTCCATGGATCGCCTTCTTTTTGGGGTTTATTAACTGTAAATTCTTCACATTTTGCATATATAACCGCCATTACAACTCCTCCTCTATAATTGTGATACTCAGATTTTCTATAATAGTCACTGCACTAACCCCAGCTGGTCTACTTGCTAAGGCTTTCTCAAACTTTTCTCTATATTTTTTATGATTGAACTGATTGACAATGCAAAAATCATGCAACAGATGCATCTTCTCGCTAATAAGAGCCTCTTCCTCAAGACTCCTATGTCTGTGCATATCATAATTCTGTCTTTTCTTCTCTTTTGTCTGCATAAAAACTCCTCCTTAAATATGCAAAACTTTGCTACTTCTGTTCTTTTACATTTTCATCTTTCTCATAATATGTAGGCTTATGAGAATCAATGTTACATGGATTAGCCAAACAAGGATTGCATGGATCCTTCCAATCTTCTATATCTCGATGCTTACAAGTCTTACAATATTCATGAAAATATACTTCTTTATAATCTCCGATCATCGCTATTCCTCCTCATATAACCGTGGTTTACCATCACTATCAAGTAGAACTGTCATTGTATTTGAATATTGTCTGGTTGTATAAAAATACATAACCCTAGTTGTTTTATCGACTAAAACTTCATAATCACCATATTCAGGCATTTTACCTGACTCAACAATGTTAAATACATTCCCAATGTCTGTTTCAGTTGCATCTGCCACGTCAATTGTGCTACAGCCAATACAAAGCATCAACAACGCAGCGACAATCACACACATTAATATCTTCTTCATTCTTCTCCTCCTAACTGAAACTGAATATGCACCCAATTTATGAGTGTATCTTCCAGTGCTGCCCATTCGTCCATTTCTCTTAGATCACTCATGCTAAACACGTATGTATACCGCTCTCTCCCTCGTCGGAATACAAAACGCTGACCATCTACCAAACTGTCGTAATCCATACGTACCTCTATCCCGTATTTACGACAAAATAAGATTAATTTTCGCATATCACGCCTCCTCTAACTTGCCAAACTGTTTTTCATATGCCTTATAGTCGTGTTTAAGTAGCATATCCTGAGCTTCTTTTTCGGTCACTGCACGACCATACCCATCAAAAACAACAAGCCAATTACCCTTCTCGCTTTTATATAGTCCGGTATCGCACGTAACATGTGTAAGCCCACCAAAAATCGGGTGACTTACTTTATATTCATATCTGAACTTGTTTGATACAAGTTCCATCTTATTAGTATCATATTTCTTTTTGTTTATTACAAATACCATGATTATTCAGCTCCTTTATTACCTTTTCTTTATGAGCCCCTGTTCCATACCTACGGCAAGAACCACTAAGGCCTGTAACATATCGTAATATAACTTACTACAACCACGTGGTGAGATATAGAATAATTGCTGCCTGTATTTTACGGATTCATACATTTTTTCTACTAACTGCTTATCCCAATCTGATAGAGGATGTTCCAAATACCCCTCGACAAACTTTACGATAGTCATAAATGTCATCCTTTCTACAACTTTCTACTCTTACGTTCCTCATACTCTTCTTTAGATATCTCAATCCACTTTCCCTCTTCATCACCTTCTGGTTCTCTGAAAAATCGGTTGACTTCAACTCTCCTCTGCTGATCGTTCTCAGTCGTTATCGCAAAAAATACTCCAAAGGTATCAAAATCGCCGTTCTTTTTGTCTGTTAGGAAATCCTCACAATAAACCTTTATCGGCTTACCTGGCATATATGGCATCACTATAGGAAACATCTCATCAATGACACGACTACCTAGACCTGATCCATATGTACTACGTGGATTATTAATATCAACACAATATGATCTGTTATTATCCGTATATTTGACAGTTCCATTAGGATATACATACTTAAATAACGAAAACATTCTTTTACACTGATACACTTTGGAACCATCACTGTTAGACCATGAGCGTTCATCCCAAACATCATCCGTATCCTCTATAGGTGTCAATGGCTGACCGTCTATGAGTCTGTTGAGGATACTCTGCGTCATTTTTATACTGAACCCAGAATGCCCATCTTCACATAAACTTTCAAACGCTTTTAAGGCGCTTCCGTAACAAGCACACCCATAATCAAATTCCCCCTCTTTTTTATTAGGATTCTCTTTTCTACATGCGATTTCAACTTCTTGTCTTGCCCAATCTAACATATTCATTTCTAATCTCCTCCTTGAAAAAAATAAAAGAAGAGTCAATGTTTCCAAAGACCCTTCCCTGTTGTTAATAGAAATAATTACTTAATACAAATACCTTATACATGTCGTAACAGTACCTAACCACACTATCAACCGGATAACCCGTACGTATTTTTTCTGTTATTTCATCAATACTATACTCAAATTTTTTACCATCGTTTTCGATGATTATATTGAGCACGTCATCTCTGATTGCACAAAATATACTTCCGATTATTCTCGGTTTTAGTGCCTTTTGTACTGCCATACTATATATATATACTCGTAGTCTGTCATATATCTCACCTCCACTATAGAGGCTGTTTCTTACGCGTGTAACCATCTGCTTTCATTGAATTTCTTCTTATTATTGATGGCTTTGCTGATTGCAATATCAATACTGGCTCTACTCTTCAGATGATAGTAATATAAATCAACAAACTTGGTATTCAGCCTATCGATTCGCCCTGCCGCCTGCTCCATAACTTTGTATGAGTAGTTCTGTGAGTAAAATATAATCGTATCAGTATCAACACAATTCCATCCCTCACACCCAGCTGTATACTGGACCAAATATACCCATCGCTCTGTATGTGGTATCTCCTGATGAGCATGTCCATTCCACTCAGCAAGCTCAAACCGGTCATCATCCCTATATATCTCAAATATACTCTTTAGTATCTCCAGCTCATAATCAAAGTTATAGAATATAATGCATTTAGGATGTTTTTCATACAGCTCCAGCACCTTGGTCTGCCGTGTTTCATCACTATTTACGACTTTTCTCAGCAAATAACATAACTCCGACGCATTCTCTATCGGCTTGTCCTCATATATATTCCATCTATCTTTGAATAACGACTTATATAGTTTCATGTCGTATTCAACAAAGACATCTTCATGATGCTGCACCGTAGATCGGTCAAATGGCATATCCACTAGCAGTCTCTCTCTGAGTCGTATAAGCCTACCAGTATTAACATATCTATCAATCTTTGGGAACTTGGAAAACCTTGAATATATAACATGCTCATGGATAAACTCCGTCTTATTTCTATAAAAGCCATTAGCCAAAAATACAGGCAAATAATCCATCCATGTATCTCCAGGTGTGGCGGACAGTAATATCCATTCATTCGATTTTGTTATCTTCAGAAAAGCCTTTACCCAGGTTCCGTAACCAACAACCCTCTGTTCATCAAATATAAAAAAAGCACCCCTAACATCGGAGTGCTTCTTTACATTATTCCAGCTATCTACAACTATTTTATTTCCGTTGGTTTTATTTAGTTTCGGATTAGTCGACATCATAAATGGAGCCATCTCATCCTCCCATTCATGAGTATCGCGTTTTCTTGCAGTAGTTATGATATATAAATCTTTCGGTCTCTTTTTCACAGGATGATAGCCGGACTTATCAATCCGACCACCACTCTGCTGAAAAAAGTAGTATAATCCAGTTCTACTCTTACCAGAACCAGTGCCTCCACATAATATACAGCCATTGTGCATCTTGGCGAGGGCTATCTGCTGGTGAGGACGTAGAAATTCTTTATCTTTAGTCACCTTCCACTTCATGCCCTCCTTCATCGAGCTTATACTTTATCATGGTTAGAATGAGCTCAACACTAGCCCTTGTCCGCTCATGTAATATCATACGGTCCTTGTGATCGTCGTACCACTTAAATATCTCGGTTAAATCACCAGACCGCCATGAAAATGACCACCAGTCACAAATCATCTCAATAATATATTCATCCGGCATGTCAAGGGCTATTGTACCCTCCTTTGGGTCGTCATTCACAAGAACCCAATACTGCCAATGGTGTGGGTTGACGTGAATATGGTGGAGCCATGCGCGTCTAAACTCTTCAACTACTGCATAAGATCTGTTCCCACCATAGAAGTACTTGTCATAGGCATCATACTCTTCATCCGAATACTTTGATGCATCATGATTAAGCAGATTTACTTTCAAGTTGGGATACTTGCTTATTTCAAGCACATCATCATAGTTATCCAAAAGCCACGTATAAGCTTTCATAACCGCATCTTTATGCTCTTTAATATAGTTGTCGTACTCCTTACTCATGCTTGTCACCTCCTTCAACCGGGTGAGTTAGGTTACGTTTAAGGTCTATACCCATCCGCTGTAAAGTTTCTATAAACATGTCCATCTCCGCAAAACTCACAAACCCTAAATATAAAGGTTCACCATTGGGCGCATCCTTTGCTACGGCACCATCGTTATAGGTGAACTCACAGGTAGCGAGCTGCTTAGTCTCAGCCAAACCGACACATACGCCCGTTACCGCTGTATCAAGATTGTTTCCAGACATCATAAGCTTATTCCTCCCCATCTGAGTTGTTCGTTTCATCTTCTGGTGGGGTCATATAGTTACTCAGGTCTATACCCCAATGACATTTGCCTGATCGTATACCTTTTTGTTTCTCCTTATGATCTGCCTTAGCTTTCTCTCTTTTTCGCCTCTCTTCAACACGTTTAGCAGCCTTGTTGATCAGCTCTTTCCATTTTCGTCTTGTAAGTCCTGGCCACTCTTTGTGTTTTAATCTCCACTTAACTATTATATCTTCTATTATTTTGCTCGTCTCCTCGGAAACATCAAGGTCCTTTACTATTATGTCATTCTTCTCCGGTATGTAATAAGGTATTGGTACATACTCCTTGAACACTTTATAATAATTACCCTCATTGCCGAACATCTTTTTACAAACGGCCATAGCAAAACCTTTCTCAGGATCATATTTTTCGCCCTTTCTAACTTTAACAATCGTCTTTGTTCCATCTTTCCAAAGTATGATTGTAGCTGGATAGTTGAATATAACGTTCTTTATGTTTGATCTAATATCACAATTCATAGTTGTTTCCTCCTTTATACATGCAACGGCATTTGGTTTGAATAATCCTGTAGATAAGTAACACTGTCTGAGTATCCCGCTGTTCAGGCGGTCTATTTCTGTACCATATGCCCCATTATGACCAGGTAATCCATACAGACTGTTTGACTTTTTTATAGTTTCTCTTAAATTTGCTATAAAATCCTCTGGGTAATTCACAGATTTTACTCCGTATATATCATTGAGCAACTTCTTTTTAGCAATGGTTACTTCGTTTTCTGCCCTCCAAAATATCTCTTTCATAAAATAATGCAAATTCGTATAAATTTCTCCACTTGGAGCCATTCGACGTTCGATTTCACGAGCCATAGAATCTTCAATAGGAAAGTGGTAATAATAGGCAATGTCAATCCTAGGTCCTACGATCTTACATCCTAATAGGGGATCAGTTTTATATACAAACCGTATAATATATGGTCCAATCCGCACATTGTTGCCCATTCCAACACTATATAGTTTTCTATCAACTGAATTTCTCAGCACCCAATCTGTGGCATCGTTAATGAACGTACTTATATCTCTCGCATATCTTGTCACAACAACAATATTCATAAAAATCTCCTCCTTAAAATATAAAAGAGACCTAGCATATTGTTACGCTAAGTCTCATGTGCTCTATTCTTATATATTATTTGAATGGCAGTTCATCCTCGTCGTCGGGTGCCTCTTCCTCTGCAAAACGCTGAGCAAATCTGTCAATATTCTGCTCCACATACATATTCTGTAGATATGCAGTTCTGCCACGTTTCTCGTTCTTTGTGCCTTTCTGGGTTACCCAATCATAAGGGCGAATATCAAGATCCACTCTTGCAATGTTGATTCTGTCCAGAATTTCAACCTCATCTTCTGAAAGCTGTCTTCTATTCTTTCCGCTGGTCAGATATATGTTGGGACCTGAATATCCAAACTTTACCTTCACAGGCAGGTGCATTCTTGGTTCGTCCCCCGGATTTACCCCATCTCTGATCTTTACATTCCAACCATCTCTAACCAACGCATCAGCCATCTCTCTGGTAGGTATGCTCAGAGCAAAGTTTCTGTTGCCCTCAGCATTATACGCTGTCATTTTCCCAGCAAAATTCTTAAACATGATGTATCCATCGTCTACCATTAATATTCCATTTTCTGATACTTTAAGTTCCATTGTTTTATTCTCCTTTTTTTTGTAAAAATAAAGAGAGTCTAAGTTTCCCTAGACCCCCTAATTGTTATTTCATGCTTTTTTTGACACCACGAATAAACGATGATATCCCTACGATAAGGAAACATGGCCACAGTATAACCGTCAATATAGTCTCAACCATCCCAAACTTACCTTCATCAAAATCCGTTTGTGTTGATGCTATTATCATGACTATGATCAATATTCCTGCTACCATGCATCCAATCAGTAGATACCACTGTATTAAATGCAATATCATAAAATCACCTCCTCATTATAGAGGCTGTAATCTACGCGATACTCTGTTTGAACGGCATATCACCAGTTACTCCCGGTGGAATATACATAAAATCCATAGGCGGATCAGTGCATACATACGGATCATCTGAAGCAAATTGCTCGAAGTCACCATACTTAGATATTTCTGCTATTGCTGCATCTACCTGTTTTCTGTAGAATGACTTGTCTACGGCATCCTCTTTTCCGAGCTGTCTCACCATCTCAGACTCAAGCCACCTGTAACCAGTCGATCCTGATGCTGCATAATTCTTACCGTTATCCACACGATATAATACGCCGCCATTCTCGCCAGCCAATATAGGTGTAAACTGACCAACCCTTCCTACAAACTGTAGGTTGTGACCCGGTTCAATATCTTCAGCAAGTTTCTTAGCCTCAGGTTCAAACATTGTATCTGATATCTTGCCTTTCTTATAGTCACTCTCGAGTTTATCAAGTTGTTTCTCGAGCTCACTCACGTCTGGAAGTTTTTCATTGATATCCAAATATAAAGCTCCCTTGGATACTGAAAATGTCTCACACATATCGTCAAATACTATTGGTTCATGACTGAATAGCGTCTTGAATACATATGGGACTGCAAACTGCTTACCTGTAGCCGTCCATTCCCCGCCATGCTCAGTATTATCACCTGGCACATAACCATACATCTTCTGACAATCTTCCGGTGACTTGTATTTTGCAATATATACTGCATCATTCACAAGGCACATCTTCTCGTATGTAGCCTCATGCTCAAATGTGTATCCATACCTCTTACCAAAGTCCATAACGAACTTGATAATCTCCGGAGTGGCATCTGGTATCTTGATCGAGTCTGTCTTGATATGAGCAACCTTGAATCCACGCTCCATAACTGCATGCTTGAGATCTATCATGAATAGAGCCCCACGCTTTGCCACTATATTATCGACATTTCTATTATCCCTGAATGGGTTATCAAAACCTGCGGCTGTCAAACCATAAACTGAATTAATAGCTGTCTTGAGTGCATTTGCCAAGTCCTTATGACTCAATTCACCGTTCTTGACTTTCTCAATATACGGTCTGAGCTTACCATCCATCATTTGGTCAACTTCATCCCATGCCTTATGTTTGATGCTTACACGTCCTTCAACAATATCACGGAATGCTCTGGTATATCTGACGCCGAATAAACATTCTGCAATTATTGTATGTGGATGCATCGAAGCAATATCAAGCAATGCTACGTTGCCATACATGCCGGGAAAACCCTGAGCAAAGCCACCCTCTTTTGGGTCTTCTCCTCTGTACATTGACTTGCCAAATTCATGTGTGTAGCCTGGGAAATATGGAAGTAAACTATCCTCTTTGAACGGCACTTCTGCATGCGGAGGATTATGTGGTGCTGACATCATCTCCGGACATGTATCTTTTAAGAATAACAGCACATCCGGCGGAAGCTCTTTCACGGGCTGTGACAAATCCCTATACATAAATTCGCTCTGTGGCTTTCTATTTTTACCAAATATAATTCTTGTAGTCAGAGTATTTGTTGTATCATTGGCTGTCATCTCTGCCAAATCTGCCAGAATCTGCCTTGCCGTCCAGTCCGCCTTCAAGTAATAGAACGCTGCCTCTGTGGATATAACATCATTATCACAATACTCAGCAACTTTCACCCAAAGTTCCTTTGGCACAGGCTTATCCCATTCTAATCCAAGCTCCTGGTGTTTGATCCTCAATAATAACTTTCTGAGTTCATCACTTATCTTAGATTTTGGGTCGTGAGCAACCTTTGACATCTCTATCTCGAGCTTCTTCAAACTCTTTTTATTGGTAGACGATGCAAAATCATAAATATCAGTGTACGATATGTTATACGCCTCGCCAAAGAATGCGTTATTATCGTGATTTATTATCCTCTGTGATAATCTGTAGAGCTGCTCGTTGTCATACCCCATCATAATTGCAAACAGAATATGATTATCGTACCGTCTACAATTAAATCCGATCAGCCTATACCCAGTTATCAATTTCTCAATATCTATAGGCTTTGGATTGATCATACGAACCATTGGATTTCCTTCACCAGCAATCTTCCAGTTCACCAAGCACAAGTTCGGAAATATCTCTATATCGTAAAATGCTATAGGTTTCTCCGTGTCCTCAGCATTTTCAGAAGGTTCGTCTGACTTGAACTTCATTTCTTTCACCTGCTTAATACAAAAGTCTGCATTATTTGTACTTGACATGGCAAATGCTAATACAGCATCGAACATATCGCTTACGTCATAATGCAGACCTTGATTATAAGCATCGTCTAATATTTGTCGTATAAAACAAATACTGGGCTTAGTAGCTGGGTGTATCTCTTTATTGAGGTTCCTTTTTATTAGCTGTCTAAGCCCTCGCTCGCTCTTTATTTTATCTTTTCCTACCGTGTTTTTCTCCTCCTTCAAAGGCAATCCGGAGTTAATAGTCGCTATAGGAGTATCGTTACACTTGGTAAGCATACGTCTTAATGAACTATTACCCGTAAATACCTTTATTTCAATATCTTCATCATAAATACGACTAAGTATTGAAACGTCCCCATCATAAATATAATGAAGATGTATACCGGCTCCACTCTTACTAAGTTCTGCATATGTAGCAGGCCACTTACTTGCCGCTTCAAGATTTCTCTCGAAGGATTTTTTACCATCATCTCCTTTTATATCGAAGTCTATAACTATATGATTCTCTGGAACTTTCACGTAATGTAACTTGTGCGTATCAAGTTCTGCAAGTTTTGATGTGCATTTATCCCATGATGTTGTCGGGGTTTCTTTATTAGACGCATACTGTGCTGAATAATCACCAAGCGCATCGTCAAGTAAACTATGCTGCTCTTTAAATCCCAACCATGCAGGAATACTTGTTTCGACAACTTCTGTCTTCTCTGTGGATTCTTCACGCTCAAAAATATCAGTTCTGAATCCAGTGTAGTAACTCCTTACCCTTGCACCGTCGTCAAGCGCTATACGATCTGAATACTCCCTGAAATAGTTCTTGAGTTCCTCTTTAAAACTTCTCTGAGAATATGGATAAGACACCTTTGCATCGTCACAATACAGCTTGTACATTTCCCATGCTTCTTTTAGTGTCGTACTGTCATGCTTTTTGAACACATGATATGCACTCAAAATAAAGTTATAGAAATCATTCGAGGCACCCAACATTGCAACTGGTACATAGTTGTCATATCTCCCTGGATCTGCCAAATATACTTCTCTGCAATGCCAAGCGATAGCCCCAAGTTCGAACTTGACTTTGGCCATAGCTTCTTTGTATTCTTTTGGATTAAGCTTATTCCCAGATGGAGACACATCTATCAAACGTCTTAGCAAACCTGATTTGCCATCTGTAATCTTTACCGGTTTATTCGTACCCATGATAAGAAAACACTTGAAGCTGTTGGTATATGTGCTTTTGAACTTCTCGTTCACAGTCATTTGCTCATGTGATACCAGACTGTTTATTTTAGTATTATCCTCAATTCTGGATAAATCGCCATCATGCTCTATTGCTACAAGTGGGTTAGATCTGAATGCTTCCAATGCAAATACATTTGTGGCAGAACCTAATGCCTTTGAATCAAATACTGAATAATACCCATCAAATAACATCTGAATGATATTCAACACCGTTGATTTACCTGTTCCGGCAGCACCATACAACACTACAAACTTCTGAATAGTCTTGCTATCACCAGTTATGATTGAACCGATAGCCCATTCAATCTTGTGGCGCTCTTCTTCAGAATATAAAGTAGACAATAACTTATCCCATGATGAATAATCACCAACTTCAAGAGGATATGACAGTCGTTTACTTGCATAATCTTCTTTTCTGGCAGCATCATTTGAAAATATAAGTTTCTCGTCCAACATATGGAATGAATCCCTGGATTGTTTCTGACAATATTTATGAAACTTGTCGATCATTCCTGTATCTGCGTCCCACATATACATAGGTCTTGCTATATCTGTAAATCTGTCTCGATGCTCCTCGTAATATGTTTTTATTTCCTGATCTATGAGACGGACAACATCTTCTTCATCAGTCGACCAAAGTTTACGTTCTTCGTCCCATATAGCGTAGAAATCCTGACCGCGAATCATGAGATCCTTACTCTTCTTGATGATGAATTTAGGATATATCTCAACCTCGCCACGTTTGGGCGATCTGGTTGCGATAGTCATAAAATCTAACATACTCACCACCCTCTCTTTTCATTATTTGATTCACGATATACTATCAAGAAACCAACACATCTGTATCCATATTTCCTCACGTCTGAGATCTTCTCGGCAATTTGGAATTGTGAATAATCCTCCCTTGCCATCTCGGTCATATTTTCTGTCGAGAAATGTATCTGTTATCTCATGTACAAGCCGGACATCAAAGCACTTATCATGCATACCTTGTAAACCAAGACTAGATATCATTTGCCAGAACCACTGGCCTGTACGATTTCCTATCTGTGGATTATCCATGATTGTCCGCTCACATCTTAATGAGAGTGCAACCATCATTTCTAAGATATTACATGGCTCAGATACTAAGTCTGGCATAGACGTATCATAACCATTAGCAAACATGAATTCTCTACGAAGATCTATACCATCGCTTGCTCTATTTTCGTCTCTTACCATTACTGCATAGAATTCCTTAGAATATAAAAAAGAAAGCAGCTTATTGTAAGAGACTTCCCTACCAAACCGCTTTCCGCAGACTATATTACATAGCCATTTGAAATAATCTTCTCGAAACTTATCCTCTAAATACATTAGTCCTCCTCTCCAGAGTTGCACTGAAGTATCTGATAATCCATCTCAAGGCGATCATTTCTTACATACACTACATCTGGCTCCTCTGGATTATCACCGAAATGATCTATGAATTCTCTACCGACTGTGTTGACGATGTCGTCCACATTCACCCCATATGTATCAGTCAAAATATCGTCACCATACCACATGAGTACTGTGCACTCATTATCTGCCTTATTACCATATTCTTCAGGTTCGATGATGTATGGAAGCATACTGTCGTCTTTATCTTCCGCCAAATCATCATCAACTGATTCGGTATCATATGCATCTACCAGGCCGCAGTATGTCTCTTTTTCCTCAGCTTCCTCTTTTTTTTTACGCTGAAATACCTCCTTCACAGATGCTATCTCATCATCTGCTATCTTTCTGTACTTCTCTCTTACCACAAACCAAGATGCTACAGCGCCTACTGCAACTCCTAATGAAAATATCAATAGTTTATTGTTCAATTTGTTTTCCTCCTATATAAATCTACCCCCAGTATCCATTGAATAACTGAGGGTAATCAAACATATCTCTATAACAATCACCTGATCCTGGTGAATCAAACCCTCTTCATTTGCATACCAGATCAAGAATAGGTCCATCTACATTGAAATCAAGGCATAATGCTTTTTCTATTCCATCGAGGAACCTTGCATTTGGAGTATACTGGGTATTGTATATTCCAAAATCTACGAAATTGTCACCATTTGGATTCTTTTCATCGTAAATCCATCCGACACAGGCCCCAATCTTAGTCTTCTCGAAACCAAGCATCTCGTATACATCATTCAAAAACAAATGACCGTATGCTTTAAGCCTGTCATTGGCCCAGTTCTGCTGCTGTCTGAGATACCATAATGTCTGTTCGGGATCTTTATCATCATATCCAGTATTGCCCTCGTAAAATAAGCGAGCATATGGTGACAATGCATTTGTATCTATAACATCGTACTCATTAGTAACCACTGTCTGAGTACCATCTTCATTCTGCACCACAGTCTCCATGGTATTGTGCTGGATATTGTATCTGAGTTCCTGATCCACTTCTTTTCCGAACTTCTCAACAACTCTGTTTCTATACTCTTTGAATGACTTATTTACAGTCATATAAGCAGTAGCAAGAGCTGCATTTCTCTGTCTGAGAATCCTGTTAGATGTAACTATGCTGCCTATAGATAAGGCACCAAGTAATATGGATGGTCCATAGAGCTTTGTAAGCTCCCAACCAGCCTGCATATAGATAGTTGTAAGGCTCTTCTTACAGTCCTTCATTGTGTACTCTGTCTCTGCACCATCTTCGATCGCCTTGATATCTTCATGAACAGAATCGAGCTTTTTATGAGAATCCTCCATAACGTCGTCAAGTTTTCTTGTAGCTACACATGCCCATATTGCACTGCCTACTGTACCTACTACTCCCACGATCATACATATCTCTGGGCTGTGCTGTCTTGTCTTGAATATAGCTTTATTGGCTGCTACTGCCATCTTTGAGAAAAATTTACTCTTCATTTGTATCGTCCTCCTTTTTTGTTGTGTCAGCGGCAATCTCACCGCCGAGTGCTGCATAACCGCAAATATCAATGTAATTGTCGTCCTTATAAACGCCACTTGAGTTTCTGGCTACCTTCATAAGGATCATCATATTAGCAACATCTGTGCTGTCGATTGGAGTATTAAGATATGTGCTCCAAAATGCAGCTATATTTGCAAAGTTATCCTCTGCATTACCATACGTACCCTGTCGTTCGCCATTTATAATGGTTTTTGCATTATCTAAAATATCATTCTTATTCATGTTCTACCTCCTGAGTGCCTTTGCTCTAGGCAACTTTATGTAATATCCGTCTTTTATGCGGACCACCTCTGCGTCTCTGAGGCTTGTCCATCCATAATCGTTGTATGTATAATCGCACGTAACACCTGCCAGATCATACATATCACCTATCGATACCTGATGATACTCGTCCAGAATATCTTCCATATGTGCCAGTACATCTTCTGCTGATCCACGATGCTCAAATATCAAGTCGTCGTAGTCACTGTCAGATCTACTATCCACATATCTTCGTTCTCTTGATGAATCACTATATGACCTGTATGACACATAATCTGATCGCAAACTACCCGATTTCTTGGTATGCCCGGTCTCGCCATACAGAATCATGTCAATACCATTGGTAACAATATCTGATATAGCTTTCTTAAATGCCGGGATAAGAACCTCAAAAACAACATACGACTTTACATGCTTCACGTCATCACTAATGATTGCGTCCGTGAGTTTTCGGCCCTTGTTCTCCTTTCGTACGACCTTTCCAGAAACAACTTTCTGTACTTCTTTCTTATCCGATTCTTCAGCTTTTTTCTCCGCCTCGATTCTTGCTCTATGGGAATTACTTGGTAATTTAACTTCAGCCATAGTCTCCTCCTAACCAACCTTTAACAGCTTGCCTGGTAATGTTATCTTTGTATTTGCTGTTCGGTTATTATATTTTTTAAACTGATAACTAAGATTACTCTTAGCTTTTGCCTCTGATGGAGCCTCGGTCTGTCCCGTCCAGTTGTTGACTATGCACCTATCAAACTCCATCACTGGACCTCTGTATAAATATTTTGCCATAGGCATGTCCTCCTTTATAACAACGCGGTACGTGCCATACCGGGTGAACTGTTCGCTGCTATCGATGATGATATGGACTGGTATATCTTGGATATGTTACTCAAATCTGTGTTGTACTTCTCCAAAATATCATCCAGATCATTGTTGAACTTAGTCAGCACAGCCTCTTTGGCTTCCTTGCGTATTTCATTGGAAAGCCTAACCCTGTCTATCTTTGCTACCTCTGTGGCGACCCTTGTCTTTACAGCAGCACTTACATCTGAATATGACTTGTACACCTCATCAGATACCTGTTTGCTGATGTCAGCCTTTATCGCACCTATTGCTTCTTTTGTTGCTGACGTTACCGCCTTAGCTGCGGCTTTATCAGCGGCCTTAGCAATCGCCTTATTTACAACAGTTTCAGACAACTCTATCTCAGATGAATCGATTACCTGATCAACAGTCCTATCCAGCTTTCTTGCAAGTTTTCTCATCTTCAGCGTAGAACCAATAGCAAAGCCTGTGCCAATAAGTCCTACTACCACGCCCATCAAACTTCCCGCATTTATTTCTATCTTCATGACGTTTCCTCCTAAAAATATGCAAAACAAAAAGGAGAACACCTTGTAATAAGGCATCCTCCTTGCTTCGACTACATAATAAATATTTACTTAGCTTTCTTCATATCGACAACTGCATCGTCCCCATCGACTTCCTCTTCTGACTCAGGCAGTTTCTCAACCTTGTAACCCTTCTTCTCCAAATGCTCGATCCTCTTCTGAAGTATTTCATTTCTTCTGGATATAGCAAATGCGACTAATCCGCCGACTGCTGCTATTCCAAGTCCAATAATGATTCCTCCAGCTGTAGATCCGCCTTCTGTTGAATCAGTGCCATCATAGTTTGACTCGCTAACCTCGTTTACCTCATTCTCCATCTCTGTGTTCATGATTTCTTCGTTGTTCTCCATATTTTATCCTCCTAAAATATAATTTATTTGACTTATAGTCTCATAATATGACTTGTAATTTTCGCGAATTTGCATCAGTGATACATAGAATATTCGTACCTCGGAGCTACACGATACCCTATTCCAAGACACGGACGACCGTCCTTTGCAATATCACCAGTGATATCCAGCTGAATGAGCCCATCTCTACTTACATTCCAGCCAATCTCATCGCCGATTGATGTCCTTTCCAGTCCAATCTTATCGTAGAAGTCGTTCAAAGATACATAGTCACAACTATTCAGTATCTCGTTCAGATCATTTACCGCTGCGCGAAGTGTTTCTCTGTCAGATTTGAAATATCTCTGAGAGATATAATCCAGACAAAGCTGCTCTCCGTCCCCCGCTACGATAACCTGTGTATTTGGCGCTGGTGCTTTCTCGATTTTATCTTTAACAACTGCCTTTGCTATCTCCTTCTCTTTTTCCTCGCCAATAGTCTCGATCACCTTGTTCTTATACTCATGTAATGCTGCTTCAGACATAGAGTATGCTGTAGCTATAGCTGCATTCCGCTTAGCATTCACATTGTTGGCACATATAATACATACCACTGATGTGGTGAACGATATAGCTGTTGGAATGTAGCACTTCCACGTTGCCTGTACGATTTCTTTCTTTGTGAGCTCCACTTCAACAGGGATATCTTCGATCTCTTCATCCATGAGCTCGTTTATCTTAGCCTCTTTTACCTCTTCAACTTTCTTATTTGCAGATATTGTGCCTTTGATAGCAAATATAACTGCACCTGCTGCTGATGTAATGCCCAAACCTATTAGTATTGCAGGGCTATTTTTTCCAGCTTTATTGGCAATTTTATTCATAGTTCTTGTGAATTTATTCATCGCAATTCTCCTTCTCGATTTTATTCATGGCTTCGTTTACCTTGGCCTCAACCATCTCTTCAGTCTGCTTCTCCTGCACATGATCCGATAACATAGATATACCAAAGCTCAGCACTGGTACGACCATTCCTAATATTTTTAACCACTTATTATTCATCAATATAATCCTCCTTTATTTCTCAGCAAATGACGGTAACATATCCCCATACGGTTCTGACACGTATGAAGCATCTCGCCATTCTTCCATTGCATCTTCATCTGGCCCGTATAAATAATCCAACATATATACAGGCTCGCCGTCTTTTTCCTCTTTTGTTTTTGCATGAGCCATATCAATCCAATACATGCCACTGTCGATACTCCAACCGATATCATTCCCATTCGGGACTGGCGGAAGTCCTAGAAACTCCAACCATTCGTTGAATACCACGTACCCTCGTAATACATAATTTCGATTTATATGGTATTCAGCATCCATAAGTTCTCGTTCATACATGTCAAAGTACCGTCCGGTAACAGGCTCACAAAAATGAAATATCTTGTCAGGTGTTGTGTTATTGATTTGGTGATAATCGTAATATTTTCTCGAAATATCGCTCATTATCTCCTTATCAACATCTTCGCCATATCTCTTTACAACTTCCCCACGATACTGCGCTAAGGTTTCCCTTACCATTGTGTACGCCGCCATAAGCTGTGCCTGCCTCTGATGGTTGATGACATTTGAACCAATGATACAAGCAATGGTAGATGCTGCAATAACGCCTGTTGGAACATATACTGGCGTAGCAATAGCTATTTTCTCCTTGACTGTCAGCGGTTCGCCTTTCCGAAGTTCTTCTTTTCTCAGTTTCCGCATTGCTTTTGGTGTTTCTTTCGCTGCAAATATACCTGTGGCAATAACACCCACTGCGCCTAATACTGTAAGTATTGTGGGTGAGTGTTTCCGTACGAATATCTTTGCACATGGTACTAATCCTTTCATATAAATTCCTCCTTTAAAAATGTATTTATAAAAATAAAAGACCCAATGTATTAAACACTGAGTCCTCTATAATTATCTTCTTCTGTTTATCAATTTGACAATTAACCAGATAATAAATCCTATACATACGATCACATCACTGAATACCAGTATAAATATACTACCGCCTACACTGACGGCAATCACTGTAACTGCTATTAAAATTAATGCAATCATTAGTAACAGTAATATTAAAAACATAATCGTCACCTCCTTCATTATAGAGGCTGTAAGTATCGCGACAAAAAATAAAAGTGAGAAATCTATGATTCCATAGACCCCTCACCTTTTCTCTAATAATTTCGCCACATATCCTTTTTCTCAAAGAATATTAATGTCCCTAACGGAACCATAAATACCGTTGCTGTACCGTCATTACTTATGAGTGCTGCCACAATACCCAATAGTACCATAACCAAACCAAATATCTTGTTTCGCCATGTCTCTTTTAGGTTTATAACAGCCCTCTCACGCAATGTCAGTTTTCGTTTCCGCATTAAAGTTCTCATTTTGTCATTCCTCCTTAAAATATATGTTCATAAAGGTGGATGCATTTTTCGCGAAAACCAAAAAAAAAAAAGAAGAGTCCCTTAGGACTCCTCCTCTTTCTCATTATCCATTTCATTTACTCTTTCTTCATACCATTTACATTTACTTAGCATTTTTCTTCAATTTTATTGAATATGTAAGGTATAAACATCCCTACAATACAAACAATGTTAAGTACGATCGTACCCCTCCAATGTCTCTTGTAGAATTTGCCGCAATCCTTACATAG